ATAAATTGCAAGTGTTATAAAAAACTTTTTCAACCAAACTCCTCCTAATACTAATTTTATTCAGAAATATTCTATATTATGAGTAGTAGCTGTTAATGATATATGAAATGAAGTGATAACCCTACAACACCTCTCCACAACGTTGGATATCATGGCGTTCACTATGACTTCAGACTCTATCGTAAAACAGGGTTTACTCCCCCAATGAATCAATCACCTTCAATGTTGCAGATTTTAAATGAAACACTGACTAAAACGAATAAAATACTAAACAACCTCACACTAACAAGTGCAGTACAGTCACAGAGAACCTTTATAGATGCAGTAGATCTAGCATATATGCAGGTATCAAGTGGAGCTATGAGTTATCAGCAAGCGATAAAGAACGCAATTCAGAAGATAGCACATAACGGTGCTTACGTTAGATTTCCTTCTGGGCACATTGATAAGCTAGATGTAGCAGTACGCAGATCTGTTTTAACAGGCGTTAATCAATCCGGGTTAATGCTCCAATACCAAAGAGCTTTAGACATGGGTTCGGATTTAGTAGAAACAACAGCACACGCAGGAGCAAGACCAGACCATATAGACTGGCAAGGGCAAATATTCAGTTTAAGTGGCAAACACAAAAGTTACCCAGACTTTGTAGACTCAACTCGATTCGGTTATGGAGATGGATTAGGTGGTTGGAACTGCCGACATGGATTCTATCCATTCTTTGAGGGAATATCTGAACGTGCATATTCGGATAAACAACTTAGGGAGTTAAACGAGGCTTCAGTATTCTATAATGGTCATGAGATACCGATGTATGAAGCTACTCAGATACAGAGAAGTATTGAACGTAACATCAGGGACTGCAAAAGGGAGCAATCAGCACTTGAAAGTGCGGGTTTAGATCCTTCAGGAGCTAAAGCTAAAGTAAAAGAGTGGCAAGCTAAGCAGAGAAGTTTCATTGAGCAGACTGGATTACAACGGGATTACTTCAGGGAACGTGCAGGTCGACAGAATAACGAAAATATTAACCCTTTATATCGAAGAGCCAAGAACGCAGATGCGTTTGGGCATAATCAAATCTTAATGCAAAAGAAAGAGGTTAATAGATGGATTGATAAGTATGGTATCAATATGACAGGTATTCGCTTTACAATAAAAAGAGATACTGGTATGATTAATTCAAATTACTATGGTTGGGCGGACGATAAAAATATTGGGCATATAGTACTTTATCCTGATGCCTTTAAAAATGAAGAACAGCTCATAAGGACACTATTACACGAAAAAGCACATGTAATGCAGTTTAAAAAGTATGGTGTTGTAACCGATTTAGAAATATCTTCAAAATATGAAGAAATCGCAGACCGTTTTGAAGATTTTTGGTATTATTTTATAACGAGACGTTTATGATTAGTGGAAACAAAAAATGGATTAATAATTTAAAAGTGGCAACTCCTAATGGGAGTGGTGGAACGTGCCCTTACTGTGGGAGCGAAGATACTTGTTATTCTGTTTCTGCTGATAGTAGTGGCAGAGGTACTGGCATTCTCTGGTGTAATGAATGTAAAAAAGCATTTGGAGCTACGCTAAGAGGTTTACCAATAACACATGGGATTCCAGTTCCTAAAGATATAATACTAGCCTAGCACTAAAACAATTTAATAAGCTCAGCATCTACATTCAGTAGGTGCTTTTTTGATGTTCAAATGTGAAAACATTATGACATAAATAGGTATCGCCTATCCCATAACAAGGCAACAGAAGTGATAGCCACCACTTTAAACGCTTACTGTAGAAAGGGAAAACATGAAAACAGAGTATTTGAAAGAGATTGGTCTTACCCAAGAGCAGATAGATAAAGTATTTGCTGAAAACGGGAAAGATATTAAACGTTTTCAAGATGAGAACACAAGTTTAAAAGCACAGCTTGCTACAGCCACTGAGACACTCGCTGAGGCCAACAAAGAGATCGAGGGGTATAAGACCCTTGATATCGAAGCCATCAAACAGAGCGCCACGGAGTGGGAAAACAAAGCAAAAGAAGCGCAAACTAACGCAGATAAGCAAATATCTGCAATGAAGTTCGACAGTGCACTTAACACTGCACTTACTACCGCAAAGGCACGTAATCCTAAAGCAGTCAGAGCGTTGTTGGATGAGGCTTTGCTGAAACACACCGACACCGGGATACTCGGATTAAATGAACAGCTTGAAAATATACGTAAAGAAAATGCGTATCTGTTTGAAACCGAATCCTCCGGAGGTGCTGGGTTCAGTAAAGCTGAGCCAATACAAAACACAAATAATGAAAATAAAAGGATGAACGCTCTTTTACGAGGTTCAACAGTAAAAACATGATTACTAGAAATGATGCAGATGCTTTAATTCCAGTTGAAGTGTCAAGAGAAATTATCCAGTCTGTACCAAAATCCAGTGTTGCGTTACAGATATTAAGAAAACTACCAAACATGTCAGCAAAGCAGACAAGAATACCTGTCCTAGCAAGTATGGTATCAGGTGGTTTTGTGACAGGAGATACAGGTTTAAAACCTTTATCTGACCAGTCATGGGAAAACAAGTTCCTCAACGCAGAGGAAATTGCTGTTATCATCCCAATTCCGGAAGCGGTATTAGCTGACTCAGATTATGATATCTGGGGCGAGATTAAACCTAGAGTAGTCGAATCTTTTGGAAAGATTATCGATGGTGCTATATTCTTTGGCGAAGATAAACCAGCAATATGGCCTGCAGGACTTATCCTTCAAGCTATCGCTGCCGGTAATGTTATCAATGCAGGTAGTACTATTGACATCGCAGGTGATATTAGCGCAGTTATGGCCAAAGTCGAAGCTGATGGTTTTGCTGTCAACGGTATTACTTCGGATGTACTGCTTAAGGCAAATCTTCGTGATTTGAGAGCAACTGATGGAACTCCAATATTCCAACCTTCACTTACCGTTGGAACACCTGGCGCTATTTATGGTGTGTCCTACCAACCGGTAGAGAATGGTTCCTGGGATAGTGAGACAGCTCGTGTACTGCTTGGAGACTTCTCAAATGCGGTATATTCGATAAGGCAGGATATAACCTATAAGATACTTGACCAAGCTGTCCTCAGTGATGGGGCAGGCAAGGTAGTTAATAACCTTGCGATGCAGGATATGGTAGCTTTGCGTTGTGTTATGCGTTTAGCTTAGGAGTGTGGTAATCCCATTAACAGGCTCAACCCTAACAGTGCAGCTAGATTCCCATTCGCAGTATTAGCTCCTGCAGAAGCACCAGAGGGCTAATATGTATAGAGTGATTAGAGATTTCAAAGATAAGGATACAAAACAAATCTATCGCACCGGAGAGGAATACCCGAGCGATGGTAAAGTCACGAAGACAAGATTGAACGAACTCCTATCTTCAAAGAATATGATAGGGGTTCCGTTAATCGAGGAAATCGTAGAAATGGTACAAGGGGAAACTATCTGATTTCCATAATTACAGTATTTACTCACAAGGAAAACAAATTCACAAAGAACGCGCCTCTCTTAACATGGCAAAACAAGGTTGTGAGTATTGGTCTTCGTTACTTTGGAACGATGAGTGCTATATTAATCTCGGTGATGAGAGTCTCGATGAAGCTGTTAACGGTATTCTGAAGCTAAACGACTTCTGGGAACAGACTTCACGATTACTGGAGAAAACTTTTGCGCTTGGGACAGGTGCTTTTGTGGCTTACAACAATAAGGGTAAGTAGCTATTGACTATCTAAGCGCAAAATACGTTTATCCACTGGATTGGGACAACAAAGGGGTTAAGAGTTGTGCATTTGTTGGACGATACGGTAAGGGTATGTACGTCATGATACACGAACAACAAACTGACATGACATACCGTATATACAACCAATTCTTTGAGGTTAATCAAAGTGGCAATATAAAGCCTATCGAAACACCACCTGGAATCGAAGAAGAGTACAAGGCGAAAGAGTAACGTTTCGCAATAATGACGCCTAACATTAACAACAACCTTCTAGATATACCGTTAGGGCTGTCCGTATACGCTAACTGTATCGATGTACTCAAAAGCATAGATCTTGCGTATGACGGTGCTAAAGTAGCGATGGAGATAGGCAGACCGAGAATAGGTATAACTAACAACGGGATAATAACAAACGTTATCGAAGGGCGAACATACAGTGCTTTTGATGCCAACGATATATCCATTTACGATATCGGTTCCGGTTCAAAAGACGAGAAAGTTGTTATTGAAGACTTAACTACACCCTACAGAGCTACAGAGTTCGAGCAGAGCCTTCAAACACAGTTAGATATTTTCTCACAGGCTATTGGGCTAGGTGATAAAGCCTTCAAATGGCAGCAGGGTTCTGTACCTACAGCAACACAAGTGATTTCAGAAAACTCTTCTATGCTGCGTACAATGGAAAAACATCAGATTAACGTTGAACGTGCGATAAAAGAGCTTATTGTGGGAATACTGGATATTAACGGGTCAAATACAGATGTTGATATAGACATTAAGTTTGATGATTCTGTTACTAGAGACAAAGACGCCGAACGCGCACGCTTCTGGCAGTTTGTTTCTGCCGGTCAGTTTCCATTCTGGAAATACTTAGTAGAGTTTGAGGGGTATACGGAAGAAGAAGCCAAAGAGTTGGCCAGTGAAGCAACAGCACTTCAGCCGGCACTGTTTGGTGTTGAATAATGTTACCGCCTGAATGGCTGGTGACCTGTACTGATGACATTGTAGAACTCTACGAAGAGTTAAATACCTCGATCATAGAGGATATCGTACGTCGTATAAACCGCATGGGTTATATCTCGGAGAGCAGTGTACGACAAGCAGAGATACTACAACAGTCAGGTATGCTGTTTGACGATATTATGAAGCAGGTAGCAAGTAGCATAGGTAAAAGAGAAGAGACACTAAAAAATCTCTTTATTGAAGCCGGAACTAAAACGCTTACATATGACGATGCTATTTATAGAGCTGCCGGGTTAAACCCACCGCCCTTAAACCAGTCACCATCAATGTTACAGATACTGAATGCTACACTTGTGAAAACTAACCGTATACTAAACAACCTCACACTAACAAGTGCAGTACAGTCACAGAGAGCTTTCATAGATGCAGTGGATCTAGCTTATATGCAAGTATCCAGCGGTGCTATGAGCTATCAACAGGCGATCAAAAATGCGATTCAGAAGGTAGCGCACACTGGTGCGTCTGTTAGATTTCCTTCTGGGCACATCGATAAGTTAGATGTAGCAGTACGAAGGTCTGTATTAACCGGTGTTAATCAGTCCGGACTAAAGCTCCAATACCAAAGAGCCCTGGATATGGGTTGTGAGCTAGTAGAAACTACAGCACACGCTGGTGCTAGAGACGACCATATACCCTGGCAAGGTAAAGTGTTTAGTCTTAAAGGCAAAACGAAAGGGTACGATGATTTTGAAAGCAGTACAGGATATGGTACCGGAGCGGGGTTAGGTGGTTGGAACTGCAGGCATGGGTTTCATCCATTCTTTGAAGGTCTATCAGAAAGAGCTTATTCTGATGAAGACCTTAGAAAACTGAACGAAGCTAGCGTATACTATAATGGACAAGAAATTCCAATGTACGACGCTACGCAGATTCAACGAGAGATTGAACGCAACATTAGAGAGTACAAACGCGAAATCAATGCTTATGATGCAGCTTTAACATCAGCTACTAATAACAAGATGATTGAGGATCTAAAGACAGAGATTGGAGTTGCTTCTGTAAAACTGAAAGATAAGGAACGATTATTAACGGACTTTCTCAAGCAATCAGGTCTTTATAGACAAGCAGATCGTCAGCAAGCATTAGGTTTTGGCAGGAGCTTATCTCAGATAGCCGTTCATGCAGATAAAAGGCATCAGTATCTTACCAAAGAGTTGGTTGGGGTTTTATGTACAAATGGTGTTACTGTTTCAGAAGTGTCTTTACACTACACTGCAAGAGCTCGTGCTAGGGGCATAAAGGCCACACAACTTAAGGATTCATTGCTTTCACCTTATACTTTTGGTATAGTTCGAGTTGACAGAACACAAACGCTAATTCATTACGTTACGTCAAGTATTAATGTGGATACTGGTGTTCTGACCACAATATACAAAACACATAAACGCACCCTTAAAAAGCTAGGAGTAACAGTATAGTGTTTTATAATTTTAGCGATGAACAGTGGGAGATAATTAATAAGTATGCTCCTGAGTTCGATTATAGTAAGCATCTTGAAGAAAACGAAGAAGAAGTTATCAGTAAAATACTGATGCCCGAATTACCGCAACCCGGCAAAATAATATCCGAAAGCGAAGACCCCTTATTCGGGACACATAACTTTAAACTGAGCAATGGCGCACAAGTTATTGTGAAGCAAACCGACCATAAAAAAGATGAAATAGTAATGACGGCGTTAAGTCCTGGTGGAGAAACAATGTTTAAAGACGAAAAAGACATCTGGAATCTGAAAATGATAAACAGCGCCATTTTATTGGGTGGTCTTGGCGAGTTCAGCGCCTCAAATATTGTAAAGGCAATGTCGGGTAAAACGGTTAAGTTTAACATGGGCCTATCGCCTTCCAGCGAAGTAATCAATGGATCGGCTTCGCCCTCCGACCTGAAGACTTTATTTGAAGTTATACATCTGCTATTTACAGATTTGCGAAAAGATGAAGATGCGTATTTATCATTTAAGGAGCGCACCATCGCGCGTTTGGATGATCGAAAGTTAAATCCGAACAACTCATTTACGGATACGCTCGTTTCGTTAATGTATGATAATAACCCGCGAAATTTAACATTAAAATCTGCGGATTTCAGTAAAATCGACTATGGCCGCATGATTGAAATGTATCGAGAAAGATTTGCAGATGCTTCCGATTTCATTTTTACTTTTGTTGGCAACATCGAATTAGAAACGATAAAACCTTTGATTGAACAATATTTAGCCTCTCTGCCATCGTTAAACAGAAAAGATGAACCCGATGAAAAACTTATGTCGCCGCTTCATAAAGGACTGGCTAAAAAACACTATGCACAGCAGTTAGAAACGCCTAAATCGCTTATTCATCTTACCTATTCGGGTCAAATGCCCTACAATTTAAAAAATCTGATCATCGTTCAGGCGCTCAACGAAATACTTGATTTGAATTTTTATGAGAAAATTCGTGAAGACGAAAGCGCTTCATATTTTGTTTATTCAAGTGTCAACCTCCACGAGTTTCCTAAAGGCCGAACGGATATTCAAATTAATTTTGATACCGATCCTGAAAAGTACAATCAAATGATTGATATTATCAAAACGGAATTACAAAAGATTGCGAATGAAGGGCCTTCTGAGGAGTATCTTGCTAAAAGTATCGGCAGTATTACTCGAAAGCAGAATGAGTTAGTTCAGCAAAATGATTATTGGCTGGGCGTTATCAGTACCTGGTATTTTCAAAATCTTGATTGGTATACCGATTATATTAATGTACTAAACAGCATAACGAAAGAAGATATACGTCTATTCGTCAAACAGCTATTGGATCAAGGCAATGAAATTGAAGTAGTAATGTATCCAGAATAGTGTATGCCAGTTATATACGACCTCAAATAAACCTGTACAGATATGTCGAAATTTGTCGAAACACCCTTAATGAAACAATATTATGACATTAAGTCGAAACATCCTGATGCGATTTTATTATTCAGGGTAGGCGATTTTTATGAAATGTATGATGATGATGCTGCAACTGGTTCCGGAATATTAGGTATCGTGCAGACAAAACGTTCTAACGGTAGCGCTGCCGATGTTTCCATGGCAGGATTCCCACATCACGCATTAGACTCCTATCTGCCCAAATTGGTTCGGGCCGGCAAACGAGTGGCAATTTGTGATCAGCTCGAAGACCCGAAATTGGCAAAAAAAATTGTAAAACGAGGCGTAACAGAAATTGTTACACCCGGCGTTTCGATTAGCGATAACCTACTAAACCACAAAGAAAACAACTTTCTGGCTGCAGTTCATATAGATAAGGGGTTGTGCGGATTATCGTTGCTTGATATTTCAACCGGCGAGTTTCTGACCGCCGAAGGTACTCAGGATTATATTGAAAAACTTTTGAATAGCTTTGCTCCCAAAGAAATCCTCGTCGAACGCAACCAACGGTCGATCGTAGAAGATAAATTCAATATGCCATGCCTCTTTTATCCGTTGGATGATTGGATTTTCACGGAAGATACTGCGTACGAACGCTTATTAAAACACTTTGATGTACAAACACTAAAAGGCTTTGGCATAAACGATTTACATCATGGCATCATCGCCTCAGGGGCGATACTTTACTATTTAGAAATAACACGACAGAAAAATATTAGTCACATTAATACCATTTCGCGAATTGAAGAAGACGCATTTGTCAGGTTAGATAAATTTTCTGTTCGGAATCTTGAACTGTTATCCCCAATGAATAAGGATGGCATTTCCCTGATTGACATAATTGATAAGACAACCTCGCCTATGGGAGGCAGATTACTGCGGCGGTGGATCGTTTTTCCTTTGAAAGACCTAAAATCAATAGGCGAGCGCCATTTGGTAGTTAGTTCGTTCTTGAAATATTCGGAAACGGCTGAAGAAATAGAATCATTAATTTCGCAAATAGGCGACCTGGAGCGCATCATCACAAAAATTGCTGTTGGACGTGTTAACCCCAGGGAAGTTATCCAGTTAAAATTAGCCTTAATGGCGATTGAGCCTATTAAGGAAATAACAGGTAAAAGCGACGAAGAAGCCATTCGGAAGTTTGCAAAAAAACTTGATCCCTGCCATTCCCTGCGCAAACGAATCCAAAAAACAATCAAGTCGAACCCGCCGATGTCTTTAAATAAAGGCGGAGTCATATCCGATGGCGTAAGCGACGAATTGGACGAGCTGCGTCAATTGGCGTATTCAGGAAAGGATTATCTTCTCAAAATTCAGCGTCAAGAGGCAGAGAGAACAGGCATTTCAAGTCTGAAAGTTGCATTTAATAACGTGTTTGGGTATTACATCGAAGTGACAAACACACACAAAGACAAAGTGCCGCCGGAATGGATCAGGAAACAAACTTTGGTAAACGCCGAGCGGTATATTACTGAGGAACTGAAAGAATATGAGGAAAAAATTTTAGGCGCCGAGCAAAAAATATTCGCGCTCGAAGAAAAAATTTTCAACCAACTGGTTATAGAAATGGCGCAGTATGCCCCTGTAATTAAACAAAATTCCAATCAAATCGGCCAGATTGATTGCTTACTGTCGTTTGCGAAAGTTGCTCGACTCAACCGGTATATATGCCCAATTGTTGATGATTCCGATATCATGGACATCAAGGGCGGACGGCATCCGGTAATAGAGAAACAGCTACCATCCAATTCGCCCTATATCGCGAATGATGTATATTTGGATAATACAAGCCAACAGGTCATTATCATTACAGGGCCTAATATGTCGGGGAAATCGGCGTTATTAAGGCAAACTGCATTGATCACGTTAATGGCGCAAATAGGATGCTTTGTGCCGGCAGAAAGCGCACGATTAGGTTACATTGACAAAATATTTACCCGAGTCGGAGCGTCCGATAACATTTCTCAAGGCGAATCAACTTTCATGGTAGAAATGACGGAAGCCTCTGAAATCCTGAATAATCTTTCGCCCAGAAGCCTTATCCTGTTCGACGAGTTAGGACGCGGAACAAGTACTTATGACGGCATATCCATTGCCTGGGCAATCGTCGAATATATCCACGAACATCCCTTAAATAAAGCAAAAACCTTATTTGCAACACATTACCATGAAATGATTGAGATGGAAAAGACGTTTAGACGTATAAAAAACTTCAACGTATCTGTTAAAGAAGCAGGCTCGAAAATCATATTTATGCGTAAACTCATTAGAGGCGGCAGCGAGCATAGCTTCGGTATCCATGTCGCACAAATGGCCGGTATGCCCAAAAGCATCGTTAAACGCGCCAATGAAATATTGAAACAACTCGAATCCGACAACCGTCAACAAGGCGTCCAGAGTAAGCCCATACAATCCATTTCCACTTCTTATGATGGATACCATTACAATTTATTTCAGTTGGACGATCCTGTTTTGTGTCAGGTGCGCGACGAAATATTGAATATCGACGTTAACAACCTGACTCCGATAGAAGCCATGAACAAATTATATAATATAAAAAAAATAATTACCGGAAAATCACAAAATTAAACTATGGCGCTGAATTACATCTGGATTGGTTTTATTTTAATAGCTT